CTAGAAAAATGCATCCAGGGTGAAAACTTTTTCAGAAGTCCAGCCGATAGGATCGAGAATAAGCTTGAGAGGATCAAGGAATGTTTTCTGGAACTGCTGGTCATAGTCGATGTACTTATGCAGTCCAAACTCCTTGGGAAGAACCTGAGGATAGGAGATAACGTTCTCAGCAACCGGGTTGGGCATACGGAGATATGTGAACTTAATCTTCTCACCATCCTTAATGGTTTCATAGCGGCTGGTTAAACCTCTCTTCTCAAGATAGGTGTTATACTTAATAGCCCCGCGTACGTGGATGGGCGTACCTTTATCCTTCTTCTCCAGCTTTGTAACACCCCGAGGGAATGATACCTCTTCTGGTGGAAGGGTGAAGAACTTGGTACGGAAATCGGATACGTAGTCCTGAACTTCCTGTTCAGTACCACCCATGACTAGACGGAAGCAATCACGGAACGCTTCTCGTACTACCTGTGGGGTGGAGGACTTGATGGCTTCGATGCCCATCATCTTGAGCTTAGGTTCCTCAAACCGTACACCTTCACTGTCCAGTACGCTAAGGATGTAGCGCTTCTTGGCGATGAAGGTACCGCGATCAGCGATGACCTCACGATCCATAGCCATACGATTGTCGAAGGTATTCATACGACCGTGTAGTTCTTCCATAGCCTTTTCGAACATTGGGGTGAAGTGTTCGGCGCAGACCTTGTTTAGGAACTCTAGTGGGTTCTTAGGATTCATCTTCTGGACGAATGGATCGAAGTTAACATAGACCGAATCAGTATCAATGGCAATAACATAGTCTTGGTCTTCGGTCTTCAGTAGATTGTTGAGTTCGGCGTTGATTGTCTTCTCACACCACTTAATAACAAACTGGCCGTTCTTGGTGATACCTTCTGCCATGCTACGGTCAAAGTACCGATACCATTTGTTGCCGATAGCACCGAACAGGCTGTTGAGAAGAATCTTAATAGCCCACTGCTTGTTCTCAAGCTGTGCAATCTCACGTTCGATGTCCTTATTGCCCTTATCCTTCTCATAGCGGCGCTTGGCATCTAGCATACCCTTCTTAGCTTCCTTACGTTCAGAATAGTAGTCAACAACGATGGAAGGGAATACGCCCTGAGAATCATTCTTGTACATGGTACCGTTAGCTGCAATGGAGCAGTCGCGGGATAGCTGTGCCGGGTGAATAGGGTTCTCATGCTTGAGATAGTGGTCAACATCATCGATGAGTCGGGAGTCTGGGGTCTTGAGAAGTTTTTCGGGAGACATGTTCCACTGTGCAATGATGTTAGGATACAGAGAGTTAAGGTCAAACGATACGACCCAGTTGTACATACCAGGCTTAACTTCCTTAACGAATCCACCAACGAAGCTGGCATCAACCTTGGATTGTTCTTCACGGTTGTGCATCGGAGGAACAGCAATGTTCTTCTTAGTTAGCTCACGATAGACAATCGAGTCCCATATGGCAGTAGTGCCAAACACATCAGTAAAGTTAACACCAGCCTTGTATCCGATAGTAAGTGCCAGACCGATTAGATCAAGCTTATCATCCATCCGATCTACAAGCTCAACGTCCTTGATGTTGTAGTCGATGTACAGCTGGTGGTTTTCCTTGTACAGGTTACGAAGAGAACCGTACTCCTCATAAGACAGTTTTTCCTCGCCAAGTACTACGTGGGAAATGTGATTCAGTGTATAGCTTTCCTGTGGTCCAAAGCTGTATGCAAACTTCTGGAACAGATCGTAGTAGTCCAGCTGACTGATGCCAAGGATCATGTACTGGTTCATGTTACGGCTTTTGAACTGTACCTGCTTTTGCTTAACTATTCCCCATGGTGACATCTTAGACTCGGTACCAGGCATTAGCTTCTTGATACGATTGTACAGGTATGGGATATCGAAGAAGCGTACGTTCCAGCCGGTGATGATATCAGGATATCCGTACTGGTTATTAGCCCAGAAATGGATGAAGGACTTGAGTAGTTCTTCCTCGGTATCGTATTGCTGGTAGTCGATCTTAAGATGTTTGTGTGGGGATAAGTTAGCATCATACTTACCCATACCCCAAACATGATACACATCCTCACGGGACGATTTAAGCGTAATGGCGGTTACTGGGTGCGCAGCGTCTTCAGCATTCGGGAATCCATCCTCAGAGTATACTTCGATGTCGAGGTTGACCGTATTGATTACAGACTGGTCGAACTGGATTTCATCAGGATACATTTCCTGCAGGTACTGAATGACGGATCGATCACATCCCCAGTAGCGTTCACCAGAAGTAGATTGCTTCTGTTGTACCCAGTTGTACATATGGTTGGGGGAAGTGAGTGGGTATTTCTTAACGTATTCGCCTTCCATGGTAGTCCAGCCAGTAGGAACGTGGGATGGAATAAACATGGTAGGTTCGAACTTTTGCTTGTATGCAACTTGGTTGCCGTCGTCATCGTATCCACGGTAGACAATGTTATCACCGTATACGTCGACGGAGGTATAAAAACTCATAGCTTACCTTTCTTAGTAGAATAGTAGATTGTACTTCATCTGCGCCGAAAAGTAAACTAAAAAATGCCAGGTACCGAGTTTAAAAGTTGGAATGTTTTCTGTGTTACGTTGTGGAGATTTACTTTGATTCTAAGTTGGCTCCAGAGGTGTGCTGTGTGCCAACCGATTAGTTTGGTCTTAATCGACCACCAGTGTAGTAGTATAGTCATTAGGTCCTCTAAGTAAAAAAGGGTGACCGAAGCCACCCTTTCTGTTTTACTGATATGTACGTGAGTCCAGCCAGTGTCTACCATTAATCTGGTAGGGTGCCTGGTTGTACATGATCTTCTGTTGGCGTGCTTCAAAGTCTACAAGGTCAACCGAGTCGGAAAGGTATCTTTCTTCCTCAGACATTGCGGCTCGTCTAGCTTGTTTAGCAAACCAAGATTTAGCGGATTCGATTAATGACTGCATCGTATCCATCCTTTCTCAACATGTCAACTAATTCACCGGTAGGCATACCAGTGTTGTATTCGCGTTGGATGTAACTCGCTACACCGTAGTAAGCAGAGTTCATTCTGGATTCGATGAGTCCTTTACCCACGTTCCGTAAGAAGTTCAGCATTTTTTGTTACCTCGCTGTGATTATTAATTTCAATTTTGCGAGGCTTCTTCTCTTCGGGCAGAACGACTTCTAAATGAATTGCTAGAATACCGTTCTCCAGAGAAGCTCCTGTAACTTGTGTGTATTCAGACAGTCTAAAAGACCGATGGAACTTACGGGTGGAAATACCTTTGTGAACGAAGTTCAAGCCACGAGGTTCGTGGTCTCCGTTGACGTGCAGTACACCATCTTTTAATTCTACCGAAAGCTCTTCTTCCTTGAAACCCGCAGTCGCGATTTCGATACGATACTTCATATCTTCATCTTTAATAATATTATGCGGAGGATAATGGTCTGTAGCGTGCTTGGTCATTTCTTCAAGTTCGTTGAAGATATGGTCAAAACCTACGAATGCGGCACGAGGAAAGCGAGCGAACTTTTGATTATTTGTCATCTGAATTCTCCTAATTAAAGCAAGAAATATGGACCCATGATTGGCATCCAATAATATTTATATTGTTTATCTCTACGCTGAGCGGAAAGATAAGTTCAGTTTACCTCCGATCTATCATCTACCGATATTATATTTCGGAAGTAGCTCCCATTCGTTTTTCTCACGAAATGGAAGAACTTTAATCTGACGAAGCGGTGCTGTGTCATTTGCCTTATCGGTGTTAACAATTGTCAACAGACCCCAGTCAGATAATAGGGTTGCAATTGTATTTCGTCTTTGGATGTCAGTCAGCTCAAGCGTAGACTTGTTACCATCCAGCAAAAACAATTCTTTAAAGTGTGTGATAAAGTATCGGCCTTGCTTGTGCAGGATATGGCACGACTGGTAAAGCTTCTTGTCCTTACGAGATGCAATGCCGATACGAGTAAGTGTTTCTTTAACCTTCAGGAAATCATCTGGCTCATTGAGAGTAACTTCGAGCATATCCTGAGGCGACCATTCAACTGGCGCGTTTTCCTTTTCTTCCACCATGATCTACCTTCTTCTTAATTATATCTATTTGTTCAGTAGAAAGTAGTGAAAGAGCAGAACGAGTTTTCTCATTACTATACCCATAATATTCTTTCACCGCTTCAAAATCACCATCGTGCTTTACTTTGTTCCATTTGGAAAAGCGCTTAGGATTCTTTCTAATAGTATTTATAAAAAAGTCGTTTTGAAGCTTATTGTCAAGGTGGTGGTTAAGGTTCATCTCATTAGCCAGAAGTACGGTGTCAGAGAAGTAGGAAAAGCTGTGGTTAATCATATAGGGAAGATATGACTTTTCATCTAGATCATCCCTGATTAGATTCTTGTTGCTGTTGATAGCACGGACAAACTGGAATGGACTCATTTAACATCATCCAGGTGACCGATATACTGTTCAAGGATACTTTGGGTGTATTCCTCGGTATTAATATTGGGATTGATATGAGTCTTACCATAGTAGAGCTGTGGTACAGTCCTATGACCTTCGGATTTGATATAAGACCTTGCTGCTTCATCCAGCTTGATGTTTACGACGTCGTATCGATAACCCCATCGATCAAGCTTAGTCTTCATCATGTCACAGTACATGCAGTGTGGTTGTGTGTACAAGGTCAGCTGATGTTTCATTTCCATTCTACCTCCGCCATTAGTTCTGTTAAGCAAGCTACAACATTCAGTTCATGGTCAGCCACAAAAGCATTCTTGTACTGGTAGTCAGCAAGGATTAGAACAGTACGGGGAATACTGTTAGGCTGGATAGTGTCGTACATAGTATCGTAAATCTTCCGAAAGATTCCGGAAGCGTCAGTATCTATGTTGTTGGTTACCCATGACCTCATCTTCTTGAAGTCTTTTGCCTTAAGATATCCGATAAGATCAGAAACAGAATTATTGGAAAGAAGACTAAGAATGCCAGTATCGATAGTACCGCTAAGACTGTAGCGCTGGCACTCATTAATAACACGCCTCCAGTCAGGCGCAAAACGGATGAT